TCATTTGTTATTTTCCTTTGCTTTGTAATTGGTTGCAGGCGCTTCGTTCGGCATTTGCACGCGCTTTGCACCAAAAAGGCTATCCGTTACGGTGCGATCCTTGAGGGCGTGGGCGTAGGTGCGCAGCACGACAGTCGCATCCTTCCAGCCGCCAGCGTCGGCCACCGTTTTCACGTCATAGCCGTTCTGCAACATCGACGTTGCAAAGCCATGGCGGCAGCAGTGCGGGGTCAGTAGGTCAATGCCAGCGCGTTTGGCGACATTTTCCCAAGGGCCTTTGACACTACCGCGTCCTGCATAATTGAAGACGCGCCCGTCTGGGTTTCTGTTGGTCGGAATACTGGCTAGCGCGTCAACGACTTCGCCGGGCAGGTGGGCGGTCCGGTTCCAAGGTGTCGGCTTGAAAAGACGCAAGGTCGCGGTTTGGGCATTTAGGTCTACATCTGCCCATGTGAGGCGACAGGCCTCGCTAACCCGTGCGGCCGTTCCAAACATAAACATACAGATCGCGCCCAGATGCGGCAGATCGTCGGTAATGGCTTGATCGTAAAAGTCCCGCACCCATTCAATCGTGGCAGGCGTTTTGACTTCAGGGTTTTCAGTGTATCTGCGCACGGAAATACGCTGGCACCAGCCCAGTTCGGCGGCGTGATTAATCGCTGCCTGCGTGGGCTTGATGACCTGACGGTTCCATGTCGGTTCGGTGGCGTTCGGGTAGATCATGCGCGCTGCGCGGCGGATGGTTTCGGGGCGCACGTCCTCGACGGGCGTATTTTTCCAATGCTCTGCGAGCTTCAGCAGAAAGCGGTCCGTTTTCCCAGCATCGAGATATGCGTTAAAAACCTGCGCCATGGTCAACCCCGCGCCCGGTCCTTCGAAGCGGCGCTGCCATGCTTTGGCTTCAGTTTCCGCTTTGATGCGCTCTGCGATTTTGCGGTCAGACGTTTTTGTAGACTGGTAAAATCGCCGTCCGGAAACCGTCCCTCTGATATACCATGTGCCGTTTCGGTCTGTGAGATAGAGCGGCATTCGATGGCCTCCATGAAGCGCTGCACATGTTCGGGGTAGATGAGCATCGTGTTGCCGATTTCGGCATAGGTTCCGAGTTCTCGCAGCTTTGCTCGCACTGTGCGCTCTGATGCACCAAGGTGCGCAGCCAAGTCACTTGGTGTCGTGTAAGCGGGCAAGATTGGACTGCGGTCCATCGCGTTTAGAACCCTTTTGAGCTAGAAAAGCGGATAGTGGTCGGGCGGGGATTAGAGGCGCGGTTAATCCGCGCCTCCAAGTCTATGATGGCGGCTGCCATTTCGGCGTCCGACCGATACTCAACCTTCTCTTCCCCTTGCTGAAGCGAACGGACACCTCGTGCACGTTCAAGAATTAGCTTGTCGCGCAGTTCGATCAGGTGTTCGCGGGTCATGTAGAGCGAGCTAGGAATGTTCATTAGCCCACCCGGAACCAGCCGCGATGGTCCAACCACCCGCTACCGAAGTCGAGGCGGACCTTCATCTGGACGCCATCCACCTCAAACCCCACCTTCGTATCGAGCTGCGGGCCGGGTGCGCCTTCCAGATAGCTGTATTCGAGGCCATCCACCTTGGCCGGATCTGCGACCACATACCAGGTGGTGGCCGAAGTCAGGCGCGGCTCGATGATCAGCGACAAGGCCGAGAACGGGTTGGTGTCGCTGGTGCGGGTGGCTTGAATATCGGACAGTTCCTGTTCCAGCTCGGTTTCCAGCTCGGGCGGGGCCAGCACATAGCGCGGTGTCACGTCGATCAGGCCACCGGAAAGGCCTGTCTGTTTACGCATCGCCAGACGGGCCGCTGCCAAATCGCCCTTGATGGTGCCCGTCGTATTCTTTGCGTTGCCGTGATTGTCCGCGTCGAATACCGATGCGCCATCGCTCATCAGCGGGTTGGCCATGATCTTTGTCACGAGTTGGGCAGCTTCAAAGGCGCGGGCGGCGGCACCTAGGCGTGCGGGGATCGCGCTGAAAGCGTCCAGATCGTCATTAATCATCGCCTGACGCGAAATCGCGAAGATCTTGCCGAAGGTCGCGAGGCTGTAATGTTCCTGCGATTCCTCGAAGGTGCCATGACGGAACTCGCCACTCTCTCCGACCGCTTCCAACATCGGCGCTTCACCCAGCATCAGCGACCGCTTGGGGCGGAAGTCGCGGATCGTGCCTTGGCGGGCGAGCTGGCGAGCACCGGACGGGGCCTCTTCATAGCTGCGCCGCAGCTCGCGCCCGACCTGATCGCCAAGGATCAACGGAAAATCCGAGGTCGTATGCAGGGCGCGCGTGATAACCTGATCCGCCGAGACGCCCGTGACCGAACGCCCGGAGCGGCGCAGGCTGGCGCGGGCATGGTCGAGAACCGACATGTGGGCAAACTCGCGTGCCGATGCGGACAGCCGGTGTTCCGGGTGCATCCGCGCATAGAGCGCTTCGCCCGCCCGCGTAGCGATCACAGCGGGGTCGGTATGATCCATGCCGATCTGGGCGCGAATGGTGCGGGGCTGAGCACTGCGGGTGCGCACCGCATCCAGCGCACGGGCGCGGACTTCCTCTGTCGGGGTGCCTTCTGCAACTTGGGCTTCGGCCCAAGCCCGATCCAGCCCCGCGGCGGCGGCTATGGTGGCGGCAACGGATGCGCCAAGCGCTTCCGTCATGCGGGCCTCGGGCACTTCGGCCTCGGTGGCCGCTTCGTCGATGACGTCTTCGATCTGATCTTCAGGCATGTTCTGTTCTCCTGCTCGGAAATGTGCGCCCGGATCGGCCGGGACCGGAACAATGGACACCTCGATGGGCGTCCAGCGGATTGCGGTGCGGATGCGATGATCGCCCTCCCGCGTGTCCTGCCAATCGGCAACGTGATAGCCAATCGACAGACCGCGCAGCGTCCCATCCCCGATATCGGAGAGGACCGATCGCGCGGCCTCGTTGCTGCGGAACCGCATCTTGACCCAGAGGCCTTCGGGCCGCAGTTCCGCCGCCTCAATCACGCCGAGCTGATCGGCGGTCGAGGCGGCGCGGTGCGCGTCCAGAACCGGGGCACCCACCAGTCGCGACACATCGCATCCAGCGAGGTCAAGGCGTTCGATGAAACCCGGACGGGGCGCATCTGCCCCGGTGGACACGATAGCTTCCACGGTGCGCGCTTGCGCATCGAGGGTGGACGGCTGAGGCCGCAGGTGGCGCAGATGAATGGTCATTGCACCGCCCGCCCGGCCTGTGCATCGCGCGCCAGCTCTTCGTCCAGATCGTCAATGTCACGTCCGCGACCCGCCACAACTTCTTCACGGGACTTCAGGCGGGCGTCGATGGCGGCGACCTCTGCCGCGACCTCGTTCTGCGGATCAACCCACGCCCAGCCGGGGCTGACGAAGCGCGCGGAGCGGAAATCGACCAGCTCTTTGGGATCGGCGGGGATCACGCCCGCCAGCACCTGCGCATCAATCCAGCGCTGCCAGAGCGGGCGCAGAAAGCGCGCCTCGATCAGGTTGCGTTGCAGCATTTCGGCGCGGCGGCGGAATTCAAGCAACCCGACACGTGCAGAGGAATAGTTGGTGCGTTCCAGATCGCCGGTTAGCGCTTCGAAGGTCAGCCCGACTCCAGAGGCGATTTCCCGGTCTTGCCCACGAAGGAAGTCCACTGCCTGTTGTAGGCCTTGACCGGGCTGCGAAAAGGTCACTTCGGCACCGGGCGGAAGAATGCGCATCGCACCGGGTTCGAGCGAGACATTGACCGAACCGTCAGGGCTTTCGCCGAACCCCGCCGCGCCGCCCTCGGGATCGCGGACGAAGCCGGTGATCAGGCTGGCGACCTTCAACTGCATCAAGAGCGCGTCCGAGGCCTCGTCGCGGTCGCGCAGCTTCAACAGGACCGGCGACAACCACGACAAGCCGCGCACCTGTCCGGGGAACAGCGGGTCGAACAGATGCAGCATGTCCGAAGCCGGGACGCGGATCGGAGCGCCGATCATGCCGAAGGGGGTTCCGGGGGCCTCGGGCAGGACGTGATATGCCTGAACCTGCTCTTCGCCGTCGAACTCGATCCCAGCGATGATGCGCGCGCCGTTGCCAAGATCGCGGGTCAGGCTCGGGTCGATCTGATCGGCGGGGATCTGGCGCAGACGCAGTTTGCCGTCAGGATCGGTGACAAGCTGCACGAAGGCTTCGCCATCACGAACCATCGCCCGGATGATCGTCGGCAGATGGGCGTTTGCCAGCAGCTCGAAGGTGGTGTTGAGCTGATAGGCGACATTGCGGTCTGGGTGCTGCGAGCGGGCATGGAAACCCTTGCCGACCAGCGCGGCAGTCCACGCCTCGACAATGCGATTGCCCTGCGGGGTGTTGACGTAAAGCGCCGAGGCGCGGGCCATCGCAGGGCCGCGCGCTGCAAGGGTGGATTGGGTCGGCGCACCCAGCATCGGCGCACCCTGCCAACGGCGACCGCCGCCACCGGCTTCAATGCCGGAGCGACGGAAAATGCGAGGGATGTTCTTCAGCATGGAAAACGGGAAAGGCATCATTCGATACCGTTCGGATCAAGAGCGTAATCGTTTTCTTGCAGGTCAATGCCAAGGTGTTCGGCAATTTTCTTCGCCAACTTGTAGTTATGAGACAGGTTGACGGCTGAAATGCTGGAAATGCAGATATCTTCGTCCTGCGGAGCGCGGCCTTCCTTGCGGCTGTTTGTGTAAGCAATCGCACGTGAATTGGCGCTCTCCATGATGTCTTGCAGCAACCCTTTGTAGAGAGTGATACGCGGCATGAACTGTGGGTCTTCATTCGTGCGGCTGTTTGCAAATTCCACTTGAGCGATAAAGATATTGTCTTTTTCAAAGTAGGAGTGGCCGACGCCATAGGGGCCGCAAGCTGTGGACGGCTCGCGCATGATCTTAGCCGCTTCTGCCCATGTAATATTGTGAGCATCGCAGAGGTTGCGAGCGGCCAGCATCTTGGCGGCATGGTGAATGGTGAAGTTCGACCAAATACGGCCCGCAGCATCCTTGCCTTCGGAATTGTCAATTTTGAAGGGCAAGTCGCCGTTGCGGCGGTGGCTGTTGAAGGTTGGGATTGTCATTCCAACAATGGCGCAGAGTTCTTTGCGGATCATGGCGCGTCTCCTGTGTGCATTACTACCTAATACACATTAGACGTTGAAGCCGCTGTGGGTCAAGGTGCATTACTTTCTAATTCATCAATGTTCGCAGCTATCCCGCCGCTCGTAGCGCGCCATATGGCTCGCATGATCTTGCAGTTGGGATGGTTGGCTTCCTCTTTCCGATCCGAACTGCCCTCAATCGCGGTGGGACCATCCAGCGTCCACAGAACGTGCGTCAAGGCGGCGATACCGGCCAGTGAAGTTGGTGTGAGTTCAATCATCTTCCAGAAGGCGGCGTTCTCACGGGCATCAGCATCCACGCTTTCGGGCCAGTCCCAGTCTTCGTTCCCGGGCAAATCGGCCAACGCAAAAAACTCTTCTCGGGCTTTTGCCCATTCGCGATACAGCGGCACGATAGGGTCATCTTCCGCATCGGAAATGAGGGAGAGGATGGGCGAAAAGATACCGTTCCCGGAAATCGGGTTCATGGCGTTCATAGCTGTCTCCTAGGTTTAGGCGGTTGGATGCTGTTCGGATCGTGCCATCGCGGCGCGGATCGCTCGGATTACTTCACTGTTTTGGCTTGCGCCGTTTTTCTCTGCCTCGGCCTCAAGCCACGCCTTTAGTTCACTTGGCAGGCGGAGCTGCATTGGCTTTCGGTCGGTCATGAAGTCCTCATGATATGGCAACTTGCCATCATATAGTGGCAACTTGCCTTCATTGCGTCAAGCCTAAAAGTGATGGCTATTTGCCTTATGTCAGAATCGCAGTTTCCCAGTCAGCAACAGGACAAGTTTGTTCTCCGCCTTCCCGATGGGATGCGTGACCGTATTCGGCTAGCTGCCGAAGAAAACGGACGGTCGATGAATTCTGAAATCTTGGCAGTGCTGGAAAAGGCCTTCCCGGAGCTGTCGCCGTTTGAAGAGGAACTCGCAAAGGTGCGGCGGATCTTCGAGAACGCCGCCCCCGATGATCGCATGAAGCTCTGGCAGGCGATGGAAGAGACTCGCGGCGGTCCATATCATCGCGAGAAAGATTGATCCTGCCCGCGATCTGCATTCTTCGCCGTTAACGGAGAGTTTTTGAGAGAAACCGGCCTACAACAATGGGTTGCAGGCCGTTTCTTCGCGCGACGTATACATTTTACATTTCCCGCCATCTTCACCCCCTTTTTTACCGCGCCATCCAGCTCGATTTCAGCACCGGCCCCCGTCGCGTTGGCGTTGGTTCGGATCGGGCCAAATCGGCACGGCGTCGCTCCCAATCGGCGGGGATGACCTGCCGTGCGGCCAAGGCATAAACGAGGCAGTCTAGCGCCTCGGCCCGCCGCCCTGGGATACGCTCGAAGCTACGGACGGGTTGGCCGCGCCGGTATCGCAGCACTGCCCGTTCTGATGCGACCTGTTCATGCCATACACGGGGCAGCTCTTCGGAAAGCCTGATCGAGCCGGGTCGTGCGAGGCGGGGAAAGAGCTGGAGCTTGGCGGTATCGACACCGACGATCCAGAGACGTGCGCCGGTTTTGGTCTTGCTTCCGGCGCGCTCGATCAAGGGGCGGTTGCCAGACGCGCCTTTGATTGCCAAGACTTTTCGCCTTGTTCTGGGGGTGCAGAACGCCGTCACGCGGTTCATGGTGGTGCCGTCACCGGCGTCGATTGCGCAGGCCTCTATACCGATCTGCCCTCCCAGCTCATGCGGGAAACGCTGTTTAAGGGCTTCATCCAACTCTTCCCATGTATCGTCGCTATCCCATGCGCCCCAGATTACACGGTGACCTAGAACAAACGCAGTGCCGCCCTCTGCCCAGCCAACATAGGTGAGTTCAAGGCGATCATGCTGAACATCGCAGCCGGCGGTCAGCGCCAGCACATCGGCGGGGATCGGCTTCGACAGGCCGAAGGCTTCACCGCGCGAGGCAAGATCATCGTCGGCCAGTTCGTCGCCATCGCCGCGCCAGCCTTGCCCGAGGATCGTATTCACGAAAGTTTGCAGCGTGGTTGGATCATCCTTGGCTGTCATAAACTCGGCCGCCAGCTTCCCCCACGCAGCATTGGCGTGCAGAGATACGAGCGCATTGAGCTTGAACCCCGCGTGACCTGTCACATGGGGTCGCGTGGGTCGCCATAATCCAGCGGCAACCATATCCGGTTTGTATTGCTCGCTGATCTCCGCTTCGCAGTGCGGGCAGCGCCAGCGCGCAGTTTCGGGCGCGCCGTCATCCCATACGATTGCATTCCATGTAATTTCACCGAACGTGCCACAGGATGGGCAAGGCACCTCGAACACGCGCGCATCGGATTGAGCATAGGCGCGCAGGACGTGGCTAGTGTCTTCATGCACCGGGGTTGACCCCATGACGATCTTGCGATCCGGGAAAGACATGGTGCGCCGCTCTGCAAGGATAATGGGCGAGCCTTCGGCAGTCGGTTCCATGCCGTCCGCTTCGTCGATGAAGAGGACGCGGACGTTATGGCGACGCAGGTTGCGCGGGGCTTTGGCAGCAACCACCTTGAGCGATCCACCGGGGAAGCGGCGCGACAGCAGGGTGTTGCGCTCGCCCTCTTGGCGGTCATCGGCAAGGGCATCGGCTACGGCTTTCGAGGCGGCAAAGATCGGTTCAATGTCACTGACCACATAATCGCGGCAGTCGGCTTCGGCGGGCAGCAGGCAGAGAATCGGCGCGGGTTCATTGGCAACGAAGGACGCGACAGCCGAGGTCAGTAGCGTGGTAAAGCCGACCCGGACCGGCTTAACCAGCGTGACGCGCTCGATCAGCGGATCTCCGATGGTATCGGCAATCTCGCGCTGGAAGGGCCAGAGGCGCACGGGGCCGGGCTGTGCAGAGACACCCTGCGGCAGGGCAATGTTGGCCTCGATCCAGTCGGAGAGGCGCAGGCGCGGCGGTGGGACCAGCGCTCGGCGAGCTTTGGACAGCACACGGTCAATCGTCTTCATGGCCCAGTTCCTCCAGAGCTTCGCGCAACTCGTGGTCGATGGTGTCAATGGTGGCCGCATCGAGGGTCAGCACGGAGCGGACACGAGCGGGAACAGCGAGGATGCGGGCGCGGACCTGCCGTAGAAGGTCAGACCATGTGCGTTCGACCTCTACCGCCGCGACCAGCTCACCGCGCAGCGCCGCATTGCGAAGGGCCTGTGCATCGGCCTGTTCTTTGGCGAGCCGGGCGCGTTCGGAGGTCAGGGTTGCCACATGCTCTTCCCCGCCGCGTCCGCTGGCAACCCCGCGCAGGTGAACGACATAGGCGCGGACGGTCTCGGTCAGATCGTAAGCGTCATGGCCGCGATGAACCGCGATGCCGCGCTTTTTTAACTCCGAGAGAGCAGCAGGTGAAATGGTCAACAATTCACATAAGTCGGCGCTGTTGATGCGCAGTGACGATTTTCCATCCAGCGGTAGTTCTTCTAGGATGCGCATAATTCACCCCCTTGATTTTACTTGCAAAGATTGACGTGTCGGGGCGCGAATTACCCGCAGGGGGTCTAGGTCGGAAGGACCCGCGCAGCTTGCGAGGCATCGAAGTTCGTGCTCGATCTCGCTCTTCTCTATGTGGAAGCGCTCGGGATCGCGGTGATCGGGTCGCAGGCGACGCACTCGCTCGGCTATCTCTCGGATGTGCTGCCACGTGTCGGTGTGATTTTGCTGTTTCATCTTTCTACTCTTGTCTCTGCTTAATGGTGAGGTTCTGAGCAAAGGGCATAGGGCGACCAGCCCGTGCGAATTGCACAGGTTGGTCCCTAGCCCTTCGCGTGAAGATCTGCTCAACGGAGCCGGTCCATCGCTTTGGGCGCCCGAGGTCGTTTGACCCCGCCTCGGGCTTGCTCGCGACTTAAAGGCGCCGGGTCTGGCACCTGATCCCCCGCTTCGAGCTTTCGGGCTGCGGTTGGCCTATGGGATCGCCCCGTGGCAGGCCTGTCATCATGTCGAACGCCACCGTCTGAACCGTCCAATCGACATGGGTGTCAGCGGTTAAGCTGCGTCCTCCTCCTCAACCAAAACGGGGTTGGGTTCGTTGGTCAGCAGGTCATCCACAAGATCGCGCATGATGCGTGCCTGCTTGTCGCTGGGCCACCATGTCTTGCGTTTGGCGTGACGGGCTATCGAAACGACAAAGCCCTTCAGGAAGGCGTCATCGCCCGCCATGGTGCGACGGATCACGCGCTTCCAGTGGAAGGTCAGCATTTCATCCAGTTGCTGTTCGGTCATTGGACGGGCCTCCCCGTCACATGGGCAAGGAAGCCTGCCTGCGCTTTGGGTGGCAGCGCCTCGAAACAGGCGAGGGCATAGGCCTTCACCTCGAAAGGCGTTGCCCACGCAGCCCAATTGCGGGCTTCGTCCAGCGCGTTCATCAGGGGCGGGATCGGACGGCCTTGGCGCATCCGTTCCAGCGCATCGGACATGATCAAAGCGGCGTCGAGCGGATCGCAGCTTTCAATCGCATAGCGAAGGGCGATTGCCCAATCACGCCGCAACTGGTAATCTGCGTCCGAGTTTAGAGGCTCATTCGTATCCCCCTCGGTCGCGCCCGCCAGCGCACCGGGGGTTTCGTTTTTCTGGGGTGAGGCGTCTTCGAGAACTGCACCGATTTTGCACGCATCATGAGGTAATGTTCCGGCGTTGTTCACGCCTAGATCGCACGAACCTGCAAGGGTCTGCAT